ATGAATGAATTAGAGAATTTTCTTACTGTTAACGAGGTGGCTGAGAGACTTAAAGTGACTCCACAATATGTAAGAAAACTAATAAAAGAGAACAAATTGAACGCAGAGCGAGTGGGTAACCAATGGTTAGTCAAAAATAATAATTTAGATGATTTCATTACGGAAACTGATTTTTGTATTGAACCAGAAGATCATGCTAGAAAAACTGATAAAGTTCCCCGAATAGTTGCTTTGAGTTTTTTTTCTGGAGCGATGGGATTAGATATAGGAATGCACAACGCAGGCATTGATTCTGTACTAGCGTGTGAATTTAATAAATATTGTAGGATGACAATAGAAAAAAATAATCCGAATATTGCACTAATAGGAGATATAAATAACTATACAGCTGATGAAATTTTGCAGTATGCAAAAATTCCTAAAGATAGGAAGGTGGATGTGATATTTGGAGGACCCCCTTGTCAAGCTTTTAGTACAGCTGGTGCTAGGCGAGCTTTAGATGATGAGCGTGGTAATGTATTTTTAAGATATATTGAAGTAGTTGAACAGATTAAACCGAAGTATGTTGTAATTGAAAATGTTAGAGGGCTACTATCTGCACCTTATCCATATAAAGATATCAAAGAACCTATTAAAGGTGGTGCGCTACTAATAATATTAGATAGATTGAAGGAAGCTGGCTACGATATGAGTTTTGAACTATACAATTCTGCCAACTTTGGCTCACCACAAATTAGAGAACGTGTAGTAATGATAGGGAAACTGAATGGCGGTAAAATGCCATATTTAATACCTACAAATTCAGATAATCCTGAATTTGGATTACCTAGGTGGAAAACTCTTGGAGAGGCGTTTCAAGAAAGAAAAATTAAAGAACATCATAGTATTCAATTTCCAGAAAAAAGATTAAAGTTTTATAGAATGCTTACAGATGGACAGTATTGGAAAGATTTGCCAGAGGAATATTTAGAAGAAGCAATGGGAAATAAGCTAAATATGGGAGGAGGTAAAACGGGATTTTATAGAAGATTGAGTTTGAGCAAACCATCACCCACATTAGTGACAAATCCAACAATGCCTGCAACTGATTTATGCCATCCAACGGAGGATAGGCCACTTAGCGTAGAAGAATATGCCTGTATCCAAGAATTTCCAGAGGATTGGGAAATATGTGGGCCGATATTAGAGAAATATAAACAAATTGGAAATGCAGTTCCGATAAAATTAGGGGAGGCAATAGGAAAAGCAATTTTGAATGATATGAATAATAAAAAAATAAATCAAGTGGATGGATTTAGATTCTCTAGATATAGAAATACAAATGATATTACCTGGATACAAGAGATGGACACAAAAATAAATAAAATTATATCTAATAAGTCCAATGTTCAATATTCATTTTTTGATTAACATTAAAACGAGGACTAGAAGTCGTATTCCAGTCCTCGTTTTATATTTTCTAATCCCTGCTGATTAGTTTTTTGTTTGCTTTGGATACAGATTTTATAAATTCAAGATAAGACTCTTCTGATAAGTTGCAAGGCGCAAGACTTTCACCTTGTGCTTTGAATTTATTTACGAGTTCATTCAAAACATTCCATTTATAATTTGGAACTTTTTTTCCTTGTATGGTTTTGGTGCCAAGCCTAAACCATTTTTTAATTGTTGTTCCAGAACGAATATTACTACTTGAACTATTTTCTGTATTTGATTTATTTTTTATTTGTAATAGAACAGTGCCGGTTGAGTTGCAAAAATCTATGGCCCTCAGTGTATTGCCTTTGCACCATATGAAACCGTACTTTCTGATATTGTTGGAAATATATTCCTCTAGTAGGTTTCCTTGTATATTTTCTGCACTCATAAATAAATTATGAGTTAGCTCTCCATCAATTGCTAAATCTGTATCTAGTCCCTGTGTATTTTGTACAATAGTTCTGATTGCTGGATCAGTACAAGCAGTCTTTGGGGTGGCTATTCTTTTGCTAGGTGGATTCAATTCTGCATCATGATATGACTTTACCCAACGTTCTATATATTCTTTAACTGTATTAATGCCATTTATTCCAGGGAATAATCCAGGGTTTTTCATAGCTGTATTAAAAATAATATCTAAATCATCCCATGAATTAAGTGTAAATTTTTCTTTTGCATTTTTATAATAAGTTTTCAACTCATCTTCAGACCAGTTTTCTTTTTCAATTGTATATGCTGCCATTTATTTTTCCTCCTTTACTATCTCGGCAATATCACTTATATCACAGTCTAAAACTTTACATATTTTAATTAAAACTTCGGTAGTGACATTTCCACAGTTTGTTAACTTAGCCATTGATGATGAACTGATACCAGCCATTTCACGTAGCTTGGTTTTAGTTAAGCCTTTATCGATTAGTAGTTTCCATAGTTTGTTATAACTTAGTTTCATTTTTCACCTCTCTATTCCAAGACTTACCATATAGTTCGTGTCCGTTGCTTGCTAATTGAAGCACTCGATTATTTTGCAATATTTCATAAGTTTCATCGCTATAAGAACTTTGCTTATCGAAAGCTATGAATACTTGTTTATTAATCTGATGGACTTTATCATAAATTCTCATTATTCCATCTACACCCTCATCATCAATGTTCTTAAAAAGCAAAGAATCATGTGCCAGTGCTGGAAGGGAAGAAAGGTATAAAACTGCAAGATCGAATAGAATCAGACCTTTAAAGTTTGTACCTGTTCCAGTATCTTGTGGTGTAAAGAATTCGTAGCTGTTATAATTCTTCAATGAAATTTTTGGAGAATTTCTTTTTTCCACATATAAAGTTTCATTAAACTTGTACATTTGTTGATTAAGTTTAAATGTAATATCAGCTAGTAGACTTGCTACATTTGCTTCTAATTTATCTTTGGCATCACTCTTTAAGTCGGATAAAGATTTTTCTTCTTTAAAGGCTTCATTTTGTTCCTCAAGTGCATGGATTTGTCTTTGTAGAGAAGAATGTTTATCTAGAAACTCCTTTGAAAATTGGTTCTTAACTTTATGGTTGGAAAGTTCTAAACTAATATTTTCAATGTTAGTTTTCAATTCTGTGATTGTCTGTTCTAGAATTTCTTTTTCTTTACCAAATTCAGAACTTAATATGGAAGATAGTTTTTTATGGTAATTTTCTATTTCAAAGATTTTCTTAACATTTGCTTCTGGGAAAAACTCAGTTAAGCTTTGTATGTCTGCTTCAGTAGGCATAAGACCATACTCCATACTAATACTAAGAAGTTTATTTCTTCTTTGATACCTTTCTAACTGTGTTTCAAAGTATAGCTTTTGAGATTTTAGGTTTTCAAAGTACTTAGATTGTTCAATTTCTTCCTGAGTAATACCTTCGCTGGTTGTTTCTGTAAGAGATTCTAATTCAGCCTTTAATTCATTGATAGTTTTGATATTCTCTTCAAATTTAGTCTTTCCACCTACCAGGTTGGATATAAAGCTGTATTTTCTGGCATTTTTAAATGTTTTCAACTTATCTGTTTCTAAATCATACCTAGCGTGGAACGGCTCTATATCTTTAAAGTAATCAAGAAGACTCATTAATATTTTGATAGATTCTTTTGTACTTTGGTTTCTATATCCTTGCAAAGGATAGTTCGCTTCGTTATTGTTTTTTCCAGCAATTCGGAAGTAGGTACTTACTAGTTGCCTAAAAGAAAGATCAGTTTTATTGCTGATATATTTTTCCAATAAAAAGTCAAGGAATTCTTTCTTTGTTTTTGTATTTTCGGTTTCTGAATAATCGGGATTACAAAGGATGATGGTATCTGGATCTAAGGTACTTCTTCCAAAATAATATTTTTTATCAAATTTGAAACATGAATAGATTGTGTGGTTTCCAATATTTTTTACACCATCACTATTTAAGTAAGTATCTCCACCAAAAACAAAATCAATAGCCAGTAAAGCAGATGACTTACCAATAGAATTAGACCCTTTTGTTGCACCTTGGATTACATTTAGTCCTTCTTTTAGTTTGATTGGTTTTCTAATCTCATTATTCTCCATGAAAACTGGAGAATATATCTCTACAAGCATAATTTCACCTCGCCTTCATCGGTCATTTCAATTGCATTTAAAGCATATAGGCAATCCATAACAGACAAAAAATCTGTAGGGTCATCTAAATTTTGACTAATCGCATGATAAATATCTACAACATTGACATTGCCATTCTTAATTTCTCTAAGCACTCTAGGAATTAAAGCTAGGGTGCTTTTTTGATATGAATATAATTTATTTGGTAATTGCATCAAACACCTCACAGCTTTGAATAAAGTAGCAAACAATGGCTTGGCAAAATATTTCTTCTTGCATTGTTACTTTATGTATTCTTTCAGATAGACTTGTAAAGATTTCGATATCGGATTTTTTTGTTTTCTTTAGCTTTTTATATGCTGCTCTTATTTGATGCTGCAAATCTTCATAGTCTATTTCTTGTCTTTTATCAAGATTTTTTAAAATTTCACGAATTGTTACAAAGTAGGTCATTACATAATTATTAACCTGAAAGTACAAGTGAAAATCCTTGGATTTGTCTATTTTCTCCACTATTTCTTTTGGATCCATTGTTAGAGCAGAGAAATCTTTTTCTTTAAGTTTTTTTAGTTTTGTAATTACATTTGTTAGTCCCTTTTCTAGTTGTATAGCATCAAGTTCAATCATGCTTTCCATACGATTAGAAAGGGCTTTTTTTATTTTAACTAGTTCTCTAGTCATTTTTGTGCTGGTGTCCATTTGATAGGTAGCAAAGCAAGTAGGACATAGCGCAACTGCGTTGTCTATAGTTGATTGTTTACTTTTATTTATTTTACTTACTTCATAGACATCATTAATTTTTGAAGAGTCTGAAACGAATAGCAGCCTACCACACATTGGACAATGGCTATTACATTCTTGAAGTAAGTATTTTCCATATTTTGTCTTTAAATCTAATGATGATTGTATTTGCTTTTGTTGTTCAAGAATATCTGGAGAAGTTAATCCTGCCGCAGTTCTAATTATGTTTACAAAAATATCGGATAGCAGATTTGCAACATTTTCACTTGTAGCAGTTGCATCATATGGACGCAAATCATCAGCTAACATTTCGAGAGTCGCCTCTGGTCTTGTATTTAAACTTTCAATGAAATTTTCAGGAGTAAGTCTATATACAATTGATTTACAAGTAGTTTTGTTAATACCTCTTTTAGCAAAATTTTCATAAGTCTTTAAACTGACCCTATTTGAAGGGTCTTTTTTTAATCCCCATTCATCTTCCGGTACGGATGTAATCATTGCAATTAAGTCACGTACAAATTCTCCGGAGGTTAATGTATCACTGATTCTATTAAAAAGTAGTGAATAAAACTTTTTAAACTCCATATATTGTAACCACCTCCTTTTTATTTTGAACTTCTTTGAACTTCTTTGAACCTAACAAGAACCAGTTCAAACTATGTGGTTTTGTAAAATGTAATTATCAAAGAAAAACTTTGATTGATATGTATATTATATCACGCGGATACATCTTTGGTCAAACCTACCGTTCGCAAAAAGGATGGATGGTTTGCTTTAAGAAGTGTTAGCACTTCAAGAAAAAATTCATGTTTGTTGACCTACTAGCTATGGGTTTATTCGGAACAAGCATGGAAAAACTAAATAGTTCAGCTCACTAACCGAATAAGGCGAGCTGCAAGTAATGAATGAAGGAAACTTCAGAAAAGCTTGTGGTCTTTTTATTGTGCCTTATTTTAGCTGATTTCAAGAAATTCCTTCATTCAAAAAAATGGAGGGATTTCAAATGAGAATTCGTAAGACGAAACAAGCAGAACGTGGAGTATACAAATACTCATATCAAGTAAGAGCAGAAAATGGTGAGTATGTAACAGAAACGGTAGTACTTAGACCGGGAGAAAATGGTGTAACTGAGATGGACATTAAAAGACTCCATGCACTGGATGATAGTGAGGTTTATTACAATTGTAAGAATCTTAGACCGGAAAGAAGTGTTGAAGAAAAAGAAAGAATTAAGGCATTCGAAAAAGAGTATGTTCAAAAATTCAAACTTCAACATGGCTATGAACCAAATAAGGATGCTATCAAAGATGCTGTCAGCGAGGCTTTTCCATCAAATTATAATCTATCTTTAGATTTTGCTTTTGAAAATGAGATTGATGAAGACAAGTCCAGCGTTATTGCAGCAACAGCAGTTCCATTTGATGACAAGTTTGAATGGTCAGAGGAGATGGAAGATATAAGGGAACTTCTATCAGATAAACAGCGGGAGGTTCTTGACCTTAAATTTATTTACGGATACACACAAAAGGAAATTGCAGATATGCTTGGCGTTACCAAGATGGCAATAACAAAGAGACTGGCATCTACGTATGATGTAATCAGAAAAAACATGAAAAGATAAAAAATTTTTTAGGCAGGGTTTACTACCTTGCCTTTTTCTTTGCCTGTGATTTGTAAGGGAGAATACGAGCCCTACAGAAAGGAGGCAAAGCTATGAAACATAAAGTCGTAATTAATGTAACAAATGAAGATGGAAAAAAGACACCTGTGCTTAAAGGTGCAATCAGAAAACTTCCCTCAAAAATTATTAAGTGGCTGTTTGGAGATTATACACAGGTCTATCTTCTTAAGCCCGGAGAAACCGTTGAATCTGTAGATGTCAAAGAAGTATTAAAAGGAGAAATGAAATCATGAAAAAAGAAGTAATTAAAAACATCATCACAGACTTAGAATCGCTCGTGAAAAATCTAAAGGAGCTGATAAAAGATGAAAAGGAAGAAAAAGTACCGAAGTCAAAAGAGTTAAAACTGGAAGACTTAAGGGCGGTGCTTGCTACCTTAAGTCAGCATGGGAAAACTGCAGAGGTTAAAGAACTGATTGTAAAGTTTGGCGGAACGAAGTTATCTGATGTACCAAAGGAAAATTACAGTCAGCTACTAAAGGAAGCGGAGGAAATCAAAATTGACTAAACAGAAGGTGAATTGTACCAAAGGTGCAAGAGAGGCTGGCCTGGGCCATGCAATTTTATCTCCATCAAGCTCCCATAGGTGGCTTAACTGTACTCCAAGTGCAGTGCTTGAACTAGAGTTTGAAAATACCAGTTCATCTGCAGCAGAAGAAGGAACAGCAGCACATGCCTTTTGTGAGCATAAGCTGAAAAAGGCATTGAAGATGCGAAGTAAACGACCTGTATCCGATTATGACTCAGACGAAATGCAAGAATGTACTGATGCCTATGTGGATTTTGTTTTGGAGCAATATGAGTTAGCCAAACAGAAGTGTAAGGATCCGGCTATTTTGATTGAACAAAAAGTGGATTTTTCAGAGTATGTTCCAGATGGATTTGGAACTGCCGACTGCTTGATCGTTTCAGATGATACGCTGTCCATAATTGACTTTAAGTATGGACAGGGAGTTTTAGTAGATGCATATGACAATTCACAGATGAAATGCTATGCACTTGGAGCACTAGCAATTTATGAGAATCTATATGACATAAAGGAAGTCAGTATGTCAATCTTTCAGCCTAGAAGAGAAAATGTGTCTACTTGGATGATTGCTACAGAAGAACTAAAGAAGTGGGCAGAGCAAGTTCTAAAGCCTAAAGCAGAGCTTGCTATAAAAGGCGAGGGAGAATATTGCTCAGGTGATTGGTGCAAATTTTGTAAGGCTGCAGTTAGGTGTAGAGCAAGGGCGGAAGAAAAGTTAAAACTTGCAAAAGATGAGTTTAAACTACCCCCACTATTAACAGATGCCGAAGTAGAAGAAATCCTAGTGGTTATTCCGGATTTGACTTCATGGGCAAATAGCATCTTAGCATATGCAACAGATATGGCGGTCAATCATGGTAAAGAGTGGGATGGCTTTAAGGTTGTAGAGGGTAGGTCGGTAAGAAAGTATAAGGATGAGGATTCTGTAATCGAAAAAGCAAAAGAAAACGGATATACAGATATCTTTAAAACCAGTCTTATTACACTTACTGAAATGCAAAAGCTGATGGGAAAGAAGAAATTTGAGGATATTCTAGGTGACCTCATAATTAAACCACCTGGAAAGTTGACGCTTGTACCAAACACAGATAAGCGTCAGAAAGTAAATGTATCAAATGTTAAAAACGAATTTAATGAAATAACGGAGGAAAATTAAAATGGCAAATATTAGTAGAACAAAGGTAATCACAGGAAAAGACACAAGACTTTCATATTTTAACGGCTGGGAGCCAAAATCAATCAATGGAGGGCCTGAGAAGTATAGTGTATCTCTTCTTATTCCAAAGGATGATAAAGAAACAATTACGGCAATTGAAAAGGCAATTGATGCTGCAATCGAAGAAGGAATCGGTAAGTTTGGAGGGAAGAAACCAAACAAGGCTGCTATTAAACTGCCTCTTCGTGATGGAGATATTGAGCGTGATGATGAGGCCTATAAAGGTCATTATTTCATCAACGCAAATAGCGTGACAGCACCCCAAATTGTAGATAAAGCTGTAAAACCTATCCTTGATAGAAGTGAAGTATATTCAGGCTGTTATGCTCGTGTATCCATTAGCTTTTATGCTTTTAACTCAAATGGTAATAAAGGTATTGCCTGCGGACTTGGAAATATTCAAAAGATTAGAGATGGTGAGCCACTTGGTGGAAGAAGTAATGCGGCAGATGATTTCACAAGCCTTGAAGATGATGACTTCTTGGCATAGGAGCTCTGTACTCATTACCTGTTTTCAGGATATGGAAGGACATTAGAAACAAATAATGAAAGAATAACAGAAATCGGGTGGTGGGGGCAACCTTGCCACCTGTTTGTTTAAGGAGGAGTAATGAACGAAATATGGAAAGATATTCCTGGATATGAGGGGAAATATCAAGCAAGTAGCGAGGGGCGGATACGTAGCTTAACAAGAAAAGTAAGGGGAATTTGTCATTTTACAGGGCGTGAGTTTCAGAGAACAGTTCAAGGCAGAATTTTGAAACCAGGTAAATACTGCAAAGCAGGACATGTTTCTGTTGTTCTTGGACATGGAACGAATGGAATCCCCGTACATCAACTAATAGCACGTACTTTTTTAGGAGAATGCCCTTTAGGAAATGAGGTTCTACACAATAACGGTCATTCAAAGGATAACAGAGTTGAAAATCTTCGTTACGGTACAAGAAGTGAAAATATATTAGATGTTTATAACGACGGTGGACGATGGAGAAAACTTTCTATAAAGGATGTATACGACATTCGATTTAGATTCTTATGTGGTTATCGTGGCTATGAAATAGCTGAATTATATGGGGTATCACAAACCACCGTTAGTAATATCAAAACAAGGAGGATATATGGATGGCTGGAATAAAGACACTATCACTGGACTTGGAGACCTTTTCTTCTGTTAATTTGAAAAAGTCGGGAGTATATAAATATGCCGAATCCGATGATTTTGAAATACTCTTATTTGCTTACAGCGTTGATGGTAGTGATGTTAAAGTAATAGATTTAGCAAAAGGAGAGGAAATTCCTTCTGAAATATTGGACGCACTCACTGATGAGAAAATAAGTAAATGGGCATTTAATGCACAATTTGAGAGAGTTTGTTTATCAAGATATTTAAGGGATAAAGGTATCAGTCTAGATCCTTTTTATGATAATCATAAGCTTAGTACATCAAAGGCTATGTTTTTAAATCCGACTTCTTGGAAATGTACCATGATTTGGTCTGCAACACTTGGACTTCCATTATCTCTTGAAGGAGTGGGTGCTGTGCTAGGACTTGATAAGCAGAAATTAAGCGAAGGTAAAAACCTAATCAAGTATTTTTGTGTGCCATGCACTCCGACAAAAACTAACGGAGGAAGAACAAGGAATTTGTACTTTCATGATGAAGAAAAATGGGAACAATTCAAATCATATAACAAGCGTGATGTGGAAGTAGAAATGGGAATTCAAGCAAAACTATCAAAGTTTCCTGTTTCAGAAGATATATGGGATGAGTTTTATTTAGACCAGGAAATCAATGATAGAGGCATTGCTATTGATCCTGTTCTTGTTGAATCAGCGTTAGAAATCGATAGTAATGTTAGAGAAAACATTATGAAAAAACTTGTAGATATTACAGGTCTTGAAAATCCTAACTCAGTTCTTCAGATGAGAAACTGGTTATCGGAGCACGGGCTTGAAATGGAGTCTTTAGGCAAAAAGGAAGTGGCAAAAGAAATAAAGACTGCATCAGACGAACTGGTAGAAGTCCTTACTTTAAGACAGCAGTTATCCAAGTCATCAGTTAAGAAGTATACAGCCATGAAAAATGCTGCCTGCACAGACAATAGGGAAAGAGGAATGTTTAGATATTATGGTGCAAACAGAACTGGAAGATTTGCAGGAAGACTTGTTCAGTTACAAAACCTGCCACAAAACCATCTGCCAGACTTAGCTGAGGCAAGAGCACTTGTAAGAGCAGGAAATGTAGATGCGATTGAAATATTATATGAAGATATCCCAGATACCTTATCTCAACTGATTAGAACTGCCTTTGTACCTCAGAATAATAACAAATTCATTGTAGCTGACTTTTCAGCCATTGAAGCGAGAGTCCTTGCATGGCTTGCAGGAGAAAAATGGAGAATGAAGGTCTTTGAAGAAGGTAAAGATATCTACTGTTCATCTGCTAGTCAGATGTTTGGAGTTCCCGTTGAAAAGCATGGTATAAATAGCCACCTTAGACAAAAAGGTAAAATCGCAGAACTTGCACTTGGCTATGGTGGCTCGGTAGGTGCATTAAAAGCTATGGGAGCACTTGATATGGGACTTACTGAAGAAGAACTTCAGCCACTGGTTGATGCTTGGAGAAATTCAAATCCTATGATTACTAGCCTTTGGTGGGATGTGGATAGAGCAGTCAAAAACTGCATAAAACAAAGAATATCAACGCAAACACACGGTATTAAATTTTCATGGAAAAGTGGATTTTTATTTATAGAACTTCCTTCAGGCAGAAAACTTGCCTATGTAAAACCTAGAATTGGTGAGAATAAGTTCGGTGGAGAGTCAGTTACTTATGAAGGTGTTGGGAATGCTAAAAAGTGGGAAAGACTGGAAAGTTATGGTCCTAAATTTGTAGAAAATATTATTCAAGGAACGGCAAGAGATATTTTGCTTTTTGCTATGAAGACATTAAAAAACTGCCAGATAGTAGCACATGTCCATGATGAAATAATAATAGAGGCAGATAAAAGAATGAACCTTTCTGCAGTATGTGATCAAATGGGAAGGACGCCACCTTGGGCTAAGGGATTACTACTTCGTGCAGATGGTTATGAATGTGAATTTTATAAAAAAGATTAGAAAAATTTTGAGCGGGGTTTACTATCCGCTCTTTTTCTTTGCCTGTGATTTAGAAGGTAATAGTGCCTTTAAAAAAATTACAGGAGGTCAAATAGATGACTATTGAAGAAAGAATCACCTACTTGGAAACAATGGATAAGGTAAGAGACCAGCAAATAAAAGAGCTCCAAGTGGCAGTAGAAGAATTAAGCGGATGTGTGAATGGAGGTGTTAATCATGAAAGCAATGATTCCAATGAATGATTATGGCATTATGGCTGACAAGCACAACACCGCCAGAGTAGATAGCAGATTTGTTGCACAGTTTTTTGAAAAAAGACATTCACATGTAATTCGTGATATTCAGTCAATCACTGAGCCCAAATCTGGGCTGAGTGAAGAATTCACTGAGCTCAATTTTGCGCTCAGTGAATATAGAGATACTACTGGAAGAAAACTACCATGCTATCTGTTAACAAGAGACGGTTTTACCATTTTGGCAATGGGATATACAGGACAAAAAGCCATGAAGTTTAAAGAGCTTTATATTAAGAAGTTCAACGAAATGGAGGACTTCATAACAACGATTATCTCTGCTAGAGAAATGTTCCCAATTCTAACAGAAAATATTGCCTTAATTCATGATAATCCAAAGGCTTATCACTATAGCAATGAGTGTGACATGATTAATCGCCTAGTTCTTGGAATGTCAGCAAAACAGGTAAGAGAACTTTACGGGATTGAAAAGGGTCAAAGTATCCGTCCGTACCTAACATCTGAACAAATGTATCTGATTGATAGATTACAGAAAATTGATGCAGGTCTTTTGATTTCTACTCCAGATTATCAATCAAGAAAAAGACAACTCGAATGGTATTTAGGAAAGATTGGAAGGGAGGCAGATTATGAGTAAGACATACAAGAAGCACCTTGAAAATCCAAACTTCAGACCACTTGCATATATCTGCTCTCCATATAGTGGTGATAAAGAGTTAAACATCAAGAAAGCCATTCACTATGCAGAACTTGCCTATAAGAATGGTGCAATTCCTGTCACACCACATCTCTTGTTCCCTTTTATGGATGATAGAGATTTAGGACAAAGAAAGGATGCACTTTTCATGGACATCATACTTCTTGGTAAATGCCAGGAAGTATGGGTGTTTGGTAGTGAAATCACTGAAGGCATGAAGAGAGAAATTGAAATTGCTGAAAAAAGAAAACAGGTTATTAAGTATTTTACAAGTGAGGGTTTGGAGGTTAAGACAAATGCTAAATTTTAATTGTTATGATGCAAACTGCATCGGAAATAAGAATAACTGCCTTTATCCAAACAAAGCCAAAGTTTCTGACAGGGATAGCTTTATAAAGGCTATCTCTTTTGACCATGTTTGCGGAAGTTTCAATGGTAGTTACAGAAGTAAAGATAATTTCATAAAGTCAGACTGTATACCGATGGATTGTGATAATGACCATTCTGATGACCCAGATGATTGGGTGACACCTTTTGATGTTGCATTAGCCTTTCCAGGAGTATGCTTTTTTGCATCGTATAGCAGAAACCATATGAAAGACAAAGCAGGTAAATCTGCAAGACCGAGGTTTCATGTGTATTTTCCTGTTAAGGAAATAAAAGATGCTGATGAATACGCTGATTATAAAGTGCAAATTCAAGCTAAATTTCCATATTTTGATGATAATGCTTTAGATGCCGCAAGGTTTATTTATGGAACATCAAATCCGGAAGTAGAACTTTATGAAGGGGATTTAACAGTTACTGACTATTTAGGAAGAAGAAAATTTGAAGATCTACCTATATTAGGTAGCCAAATACAAGAAGGAAGCCGTAATTCTACATTAAGCCATTTTGCAGGAATTATCTTAAAACGATACGGGAAAAGCGAAAAGGCAAAAAAAGCATTTTTAGAGGAATCTGAAAAGTGTAACCCTCCTTTGGATAGGGAAGAACTTTCACTCATTTGGAAGAGTGCAATCAGCTTTTATGAAAATATATCTAAACAAAAAGGATATATACCTCCAGACGAATATAAAAAAGTTTCTTGGGAGAAGCCATTACCGTTTACGGGAGAAAAGATGCCAGATTTTCCTATTGAAGCCCTTCCTAAGGCTTTACGAAACTATGCAATTGCTGTAGGAAAATCAACACAGACTCCTGTGGATATGGCAGCAGTTGGAGTTCTTGCTACTGTATCAGCTTGTATGAAAAATTTATATAAAGTTGAGGGAAAAGCGGATTGGCATGAACCAACTAATATTTACAGCGTAATTATAGCAGAGCCTTCGGAAAGAAAGTCTGCAGTTATTTCGCTTGTCATAAAACCTGTGGATGAATATATCAAAAAATATAACCAAATTCATAAAGTGGAGTTTGAAATGTCTAAAGTCATCAAACAGAGACTAGAAAACAAGAAAAACAGTCTTCTGAGCCAAAGTAAGAAAAAGGGAGAGGACAAAACTGCTAGTGAATTTAATGATGAAATCAGAAGTGTGGTAGAAGAACTTGTAAATTTTACAGAAAGTAAGCCTTTAAAGGTTTATGTGGATGATACGACTACTGAAAAACTCACAGAAAGTTTGGCAGAAAATAATAATGCTATTTCTATTATTTCATCCGAAGGTGGAATTTTTGATGTCATATCAGGCACTTATTCCAGCAAGGTAAATATTGATGTTTTCCTTAAAGCATACTCCGGAGAAAACATATCCGTAGATAGAATTATGAGAAATTCTATTTATGTTGAAAATGCGTGTCTTAGCATTCTTTTGTCTGTTCAACCTGTAGTGATTGGTGAGCTAATGAGAAATAAGAAGTTTCGCCATAGAGGGCTAACCGCAAGATTTCTATACACTACACCACAATCTTTTGTTGGAAAAAGAACCTTAGAATCAGAATGCATTTCCAAAGATGTATATAGGGAATATAAGGAGTTAATCGACAATATTCTGATGGAAGAAAAGACGGGAAATACACAAATTATAAAGCTGAGTGAAAAGGCAAAGGAACTCTTAAAAGAGTATTTTGACTGGGTGGAACAAAAGCTTGTAGGTGAATTTACTATGTACAGCGATTGGCTCGGAAAACTAGTGGGAAATACGCTTCGCATTGCAGGGATACTCGCAAGAAGTAGTGTGATAAAAAAAGATGTGGGAGATGCTCTTTTAGAAGAAGATTCACCGATTGTAATTGATGAAGAAGTTTTTTCTAATGCTGTTAAAATTGGAAAATATTTTTTAGTCCATGCAGTTAATGCCTATGGAGATATGGGAGTTCGTTCAGACTTTAAGGCAGCTCTTATGGTTCTTGAAAAATTAAAAGAAAAAGAACTTGTAAACATTACAAGAAGGGAAGTCATGAGACTTTGCAGGTGGGTTGGAAGTGCAGAAGAGGCACAGAGCATACTGGACAATCTTGAAGACTATGGATATATCCGTCTTTCAGAAATAGATCCGGCAGAAAAAATGAGAAATGGAAGACCTAAGAATGTGGTGTATTCCATCAATCCGAGTGTTTTATCGGAGTAAAAGACTTTTTTGTCACACATATAAGGGTTTTGTCACGCTGTTCCCACGTCCCATACACAGTTCTATATGTAGTAATACTTTATATATAAATAAATTAATTTAAAAAAGCTATCTATATAGCGACAGCGTGACAAAATAGGACAAAACTATTTTTAACAATTTGATGAAAGGAATAGAAATACGATGATTACAAGAAATGAAAGAAAAATTGAAGTTTATGAAAATGCAGGAGCGTATATGAGACTCCTTAAGACAGTAGGGACAAAAGTGGTAGTTGCAATTAGTCCTGTAGTTCATGCCAAGGATACAGGTAGGTTATTAAAGGCATTAAATACTATTGATGAAATCTGTTCAAAGGCTGATAGTAATATGTTTTCTGACTATCCTAATCTTGGAAATAAATATGTTGATGTGTTTTACGGCAATTTAGCTAGTGAGACAAGAAATGATATTGATGAAAAAATAAAGGTTATGGCAAAGGAGAGAGCAGATGAGCTGTTTAAGAGAAAGTGATATTGAAAAATGCTTAGTTCGTAAGGTGAAAGAAAATGGTGGTTTTGCAATAAAATTTGTAAGTCCTAGTCTATCTGGTATTCCAGATCGTTTACTTCTTCTCCCAGAAGGAAAGTTTGCTTTTGTAGAACTTAAGGCAAAAGGTAAAAAACCAAGACCTCTTCAGCTAAAAAGAATGGCTGATTTTAGGAAGTTAGGTTTTAAATGTTTTGTGATTGATGATAAAGAAATGATCGGAGGTGTTATTGATGAAATTAAAAAATTGCAGTAACTGTGGCACCAGATTTGAATATAAAGGCAGGCATGGTAATAGAAATAATAATTTTTTCTGTTCATATGAATGCTACTTAGCGTTTAAGACTAAAAAAATTAAGGTGAAATGTGACTGGTGTGGTAAAGAATTTATGAAAAAGAGAAGTGATATAGCAAGAACTAAGCATAATTATTGTTCGCATAAATGCACTGATGATTATAAACGATGGACAGGATTGTCTGGTAAAGCCCCTGTAATTGATGGAATTCCTGTTCATAGAGTTATTGCATCTGAGAAAATGGGAAGACAATTACATCACTATGAGGAAGTGCATCATATTGATGGAAATCATGATAATAACCGAATTGAAAATATAGTTATTTTATCAAAATCGGAACATGCAAAAATTCATGCAGCAGGAAAGGAGAGAGATAGATTTGGGAGATTTGTTAAAGCAAAGTCAGATGCATAATTACCAAAACTTTGCAAGCAATCATATAGTAACTCATCCTGTTTCAGCGGTATTGCTTGAATGTGGCTTAGGAAAAACAATAATAACTCTTACAGCTATAAATGATTTAATGTATGACTATTTTGATGTGTGTAAAGTTTTAGTGATATGTCCACTTCGCATTGGATTGAATGTATGGAAACAAGAGTGCGAAAGATGGGAACACACTAAAAATCTTAGATGTTCTATTGCGATTGGAACAGAAGAAGAAAGAAAAAAAGCCTTATCCAATTCAGCTGATATTTATATCATTAACCGTGAAAATGTAGACTGGCTTATTACAAAAAGTGGCTTTAAGTGGTTTTTTGATATGGTAGTCATTGATGAACTTTCATCTTTTAAGTCATATCAGGCAAAAAGGTTCAAATCACTTCTAAAAGCAAGACCAAAAGTAAAAAGAATTGTAGGACTTACAGGGACACCAAGCAGTAATGGACTTATGGATTTGTGGGCAGAGTTTAGACTCCTTGATATGGGAGAAAGGCTTGGAAGATATATCACTCACTACAGACAGAACTTCTTTATACCGGATAAAAGAAACCAGCAAATCATATTTTCATACAAACCAAAAGATGGTGCAGAGAAACAGATATATAGTTTAATATCTGATATCACGATTTCTATGAAATCAAAAGATTATTTGAAAATGCCAGAATGCATTATGAATGAGGTGATGGTTTCATTATCGGAAAAGGAGCAAATGCTATATGATTCCTTAAAAAAGGATATGGTGATAAAGCTTGAAGATGAAGAAATCGATGCTATAAATGCTGCAGCACTTTCAAATAAACTCCTACAAATGGCAAATGGTGCTGTATATAACGATGATAAGGAAAGTATTCATATTCACGATAGAAAACTTGATGCGCTTGAAGACTTAATCGAAGGAGCTAATGGGAAACCAGTCCTTATAGCCTATTGGTTTAAACATGATTTGGAAAGAATAAAGAAAAGATTTGATGTTAGAGAGATTAAGACCAGTAAGGATATAAGTGATTGGAATAATGGGAAAATTCCTATAGCTATCATTCATCCTGCAAGTGCTGGTCATGGACTTAACTTGCAATTAGGTGGATCAACACTTATATGGTTTTCACTTACTTGGAGTTTAGAACTTTATCAGCAAACCAATGCAAGGCTTTATAGACAAGGACAAAAAGACACAGTAGTTATTCATCACATTGTTTCTGAAGGTACTATTGACGAAGATGTGATGAAAGCACTAAAGGCAAAAGAGAAAATGCAAGATGCACTGATTGATTCAGTGAAAGCAAGATTAAAGTAACGAGGAAAAGAGGTTCTATGGAGAACTTACCTCAAGTTGGAGGTAAGAATGGAAATAAAAGAATATTTAAAGCAAGCATATCTGCTTGATAAAAGAATACAGCATTACCTAGAAGATATAAAAAGACTTAGGTTAATGGCAACAAGTGTATCCTCTCCAAGATATGATATAGACAGAGTTCAAACTAGCAAAAATACTGAAGCACCTTTTGTGAAAAGTTTAAATAAAATAATGGACTTAGAGGCAAAGATAAATGAGAAACTTATATTGTTTATCAGGCTTAAAGAGCAAATTCTTGACATGATTTCAAAACTTGAAAGTGTGGATGAACAACTGCTACTTACCTATCGTTATTTAAACAATATGACATGGGATGAAATAGCAAAGGAACTTCATGCTTCAAGAGCTACAGTTTTAAGGTGGCATGGGAATGCACTAGTTAAGTTAAAAATGCCTGAAAATCCTATAGATATAAAAAGTTGATACAAAATGAGACGCTTTGAGACACTTTGAGACTAAATAATACTGTTTGACTATCTTTTAATAGTTTTGCCTTTGTGGTATGATATACTTAGCAAAAATTATAAGAATACAAGCCTTGAGAGAGAAATCTTTCAGGGCTTTTCTTATGCCCAAAAGGAGGTGGAAGACTTGCCAAGAAAACCAAAGCGTCCATGTTCTTACTCTGGATGTCCTAACTTAACTGATGGCAGGTTTTGTGAAAAGCATCAAAGGGAAGAGAACCAACGCTACGAGAAGTACGACAGGAATCCTGCTGCATCTCGTAGGTATGGCAGAGTGTGGAAAAGAGTGAGAGATGCTTATGTTAAGGAGCATCCATTTTGTGAGGAGTGCTTTAAGAAGAAAATTTTAGTTCCTGTAGAAGAAGTGCATCACATCAAACCTCTTTCTGAAGGTGGAAATCATAATAAAAGTAATTTGATATCTTTATGCAAATCGTGTCATGCGAGAATTCATGCCCAAAGAGGAGACCGTTGGAATAAAAAGTAAATGGGTAGGGGCGGTCATTATCTCTACGAACCTAGCCACCGTGGAACGGGCGTGGGGTCTCACGCACAAAAACGCAGGTTCAAAGAGGGTATTAAAGAAAACTAAAAAATATGAATGGAAAGGAAGTGATGAATGTGGCCAAAGACGGAACATACAGAGGTGGCAGAAGAGTAAAAGCAGGAGATAAACCAAGGCCAATAGCTGAAAAAATACAAAATGGAGAAAAAGTAAAACTGCTTGCAAATGATATACCGGATATGTACTATGCAGAACTTGATTCTGTAGATTTACCTGATGGTGTAGAACTTGATGGAATAGATATGCCAAAACCTGGTGAGTACCTATCTGCAAAACAAAAGGATGGTATTCCACTAGGCGCAGATGAAATATATAAAGAAACATGGCTGTGGCTAAAGGAGAGAAAATGCGAAAAGTTAGTAAATAAAAGATTGATTGAGTCATATTCACAGGCCTTTGCCAGATATATTCAGTGCGAGGATGCTATTAGCAGGTATGGAATGCTTGGAAAGCATCCAACAACAGGTGGAGTAATTGCTTCGCCATTTATTCAGATGTCATCACAGTTTCAAAAAACAGCAAATCTTATTTGGTATGAGATATACGACATCGTCAAACAGAACTGTACAGAAATTTATGAAGAAGATAGCGATGACCTTATGGAGCAGCTATTAAGAAGAAGGAGATAAGAAAAATGATAGAAAAAGTAAATCCAAAACACCCGGATAAAATTGCAGATAGAATAGCAGGTGCGATTGTAGATATCGCATATAAAAATTGTGATAATCCTAAAGTTGCCGTAGAAGTCTTAATCGGTCATGGTGTTTGTCATGTGATTATAGAAAGCACGGTCAATTTTAAGTATAAGGACATTAAAGAGGCAATAGCTCGTATTGCAGGAAATGTAAAAAAGGATATAGTAATCGTTCCTCAAGATAATCATCTATCTAGTAATCAAAAAAGGAATATTAGATGTGGAGATAATGGCATCTTTAAAGGAGTACCTCTTACACTTGAACAAAAACAGCTATCTAAGATAGCAAGAAAAATTTATTCTAAATATCCATATGATGGCAAATATATCCTAGATGATGCAAAGCTTATTATTTGTCAAAGTAATGCAAGAAAAAATGAACTTGAAAATCTTTATCCAAATGCAATCGTAAATCCATTAGGAGATTGGACTGGTGGATTTAATGTTGATACAGGTGCTACTAACAGAAAGCTTGGTTCAGATATGTCAGACTCAGTTACAGGTGGAGGCCTTCATGGTAAAGACTTATCCAAAGCAGATATATCAGTAAATATCTACGCTTTTCTTAAAGCACAGGTGGAACAAAGACTGATTGAACTTAGCTGTGCCATTGGTGATGAAGTAGTTGACGGTAAGCCGTATAGCGAAATCGTGAATATCGCAAGAAAGTATATAGACTCTATTGGTGGATTTGAGAAATTCGCTGAATGGGGTCTTTTTTAATGGGGTGAGTTTATGAAAACAAAAATGGAAATGGTGGAAATTAGTAAACTAGTCCCTTATGTGAATAATGCAAGAACTCACTCTCCAGAGCAGATTATGAAACTTAGATCCTCTTTACGAGAATTTGGTTTTATCAATCCGGTTATCATTGATTCCAAGTTTAATATCATCGCAGGTCACGGAAGAGTTATGGCAGCTAAGGAAGAAAAGATGGAAGAAGTGCCATGTGTACTTGTAGACTATCTATCTGAGGCACAGAAGAAAGCATATATCATAGCTGACAACAAAATGGCACTTGATGCTGGCTGGGATGAGGAACTACTTAGAGTTGAGATTGAAGAACTGGAAGGTATGGATTTTGATTTAACCCTAACGGGCTTTGATGGAGCAGAACTGGATGAGTTATTTGGAAACTCTGAAAAGGAAACGGTAGAAGATGATAAATTTGACTTGACATCAGCACTTGAAAAAGCCTCCTTTGTAGAAAAAGGTGATATCTGGACTGTTGGCAAACACACTCTGATGTGTGGTGATGCAACAAGTAAGGAAGATGTAGATATTTTGATGAGTGGTAAAAAAGCAAATCTCATTATTACCGATCCCCCTTATGGGGTTTCATTTAAAAGTGCCAGTGGACTTACGATAAAAAACGATTCGATGAAAGAGGAAGAGTTTTATAATTTCCTTCTTCTATCCTTTCAAAATATGGCCGAGCATTTGGAAAGTGGTGGAGCAGCCTATATATTTCACGCTGATACGGAAGGACTTAATTTTAGAAAAGCTTTTATTGATGCAGGATTTCATCTTGCGGGCTGTTGTATATGGGTAAAGAACTCACTTGTTCTTGGTAGAAGTGACTATCAGTGGCAACATGAACCGGTGCTTTATGGCTTTCTTAAAAATGGTAAGCATTCATGGTATTCCGATAGAAAGCAAACAACTATCTGGAACTTTGATAAACCAAAGAGAAATGAAAATCATCCGACATCAAAGCCACTAGATTTACTTTCCTATCCGATTCAAAACTCAAGTCAAGAAAATGCCATCGTCATTGACACCTTTGGAGGTAGTGGTTCAACCTTAATGGCTTGTGAAAAGACAAACCGAATCTGTTTTACGATGGAACTTGATGAAAAGTATGCATCTGTTATTCTAAGACGCTATGTAGAAGATACTGGTGATGAGGATGGTGTTTTTGTAATAAGGAATGGTAAGAAATTTCAGTATAAAGATTTAGTGAAAGAGGTGGAAACTTATGGAGAAAAAACAAAATAAACCTCTAACACTTTGTTCTCTATTTGATGGTTCAGGAGGATTTTGTTTAGGAGCAAAACTTGTAGGTATAAAGCCTATTAGCTGTTCAGAAATTGAACCATTTCCAATTAGGGTAACTACAAAAAGAATGCCGGATGTAAAACATTTAGGAGATATATCTGGTATTAAAGGAAATGAAATAGAACCTGTGGACATCATCACTTTTGGAAGTCCATGCCAAGATATGTCTATAGCAGGTAAAAGAGCGGGGCTAAGTGGTTCTCGCTCTAATTTATTTTATGAGGCAATTAGAATTATTAAAGAAATGATGGAGGAAACGCATGGAGAAAAACCAAGATATATCGTTTGGGAAAATGTGCCAGGTGCATTCTCCTCAAACAAAGGAGAGGACTTCTTCTCAGTCCTCAAAGAAATCTGTGGGATCAAAGGACATCAAATTGATGAGGCTAGACCTAAGAAATGGCAAAACGCAGGACTTATCATGGCAGGAGATTTCTCACTTAGCTGGAGGGTATTTGATGCTCAGTACTGGGGAGTGCCCCAAAGAAGAAGACGTATCTACCTTGTCTGCGATTTTAATGGAGAAAGTGCCGGAAAAATATTATTTGAGTCCGAAGGCATGTCTTGGCATCTTGAAAAGAGCAAATGCCCGTGGAAAAGAACTGCCGGAGGTCTTAAAGAAAGCACTGGAGATGCAGTCACAAATCTATGCTTAAATGACCAAGGGGGTCAGAGGATGGATTTTCATGAAGAAAAGACCGGAACAATCACTGCAAGTGTAGGAAATCACCCGCCACTGGTATTTGAAAATCATGGACAGGACTCAAGATTCAAAGGGCCTCTCGCTGTAAGTAATACCATAGGGGCAAGCCTTGGAACTGGAGGAAATAATCAGCCTTTTGTAGTAGAAGATAGTACTAGAACCTTTGATGTCCGTATTACCTCAGAAAATACCAAAAATCATAGAGCTAATGTTTATGAAACCGATGTGGCAAGAACTATCAATACAGGTCAAAACTCACCGGAAGCCAATCAAGGCGGACTTGCCATTGTCTACTGTGACAAAACAGCAGGTACATTATGTGCGATGGATGGTCCAAAAGGTGTTCATAGTGAGATGGCAGGTCAAGGTAAACTTATCGTAGAAAAGGAAATTTTTTCAACCAGCAAAAACTCCCATCATACTGAGGCGATGGAAAATCTAGCTAATACCTTAGTGGCAAGTGACTATAAGGATCCTCCGGTAGTAAATGATATTGAAGGACAAAGATATATTGTTAGAAGACTTACTCCAAAGGAATGCGGAAGACTTCAAGGTTTCCCAGATGGTTGGTGTGAAGGACTTGAAACAGAAAATCCAACTGAAGGAGAATTGATATTTTGGACTGAAGTCTTTGAAACCTATAGGAAAGTTGTAACTAAAGCTACTAAGCCTAGAAGTGAAAAACAGATAAGAAAATGGCTTGCTAGCCCTCATACAGATTCAGCAGAATACAAAATGTGGGGGAATGGTGTAGCACTTCCTAATGTATGCTTTGTACTTGCAGGAATTAAGCACTTTTATTTTGAATAAAGCACAGATATGACTTGCTATTTACAGCCTTTAGAGTGATATATGTACATACCAAATTAAAGGAGGTAAAACAATGCAAGTAAAATTTAATGTTACAGGTAAAGAGAGAAAAGAGCTTGTCAAAGGGATTGAAAGAATCACAAATGAAAAATCCAAGTATTTAGGAATGCCAAGTACAGCTTATGAGGTTGGAATCTTTACAATTGATAAGACGGGAACGGTTTTATGTGAAGATGATTTCGCACTTGAAAGGTTAGTTCACAATCTTATCGGTGACGGCTTTATACCCGAGGAAGAAAGTAAAAGCGAACCTGTGGCAACACAGGGGCTTACAGTGGCAATTCCAAGAGAGAAGGTGGATTTATCCAAGCTAGAGAAAATCTTTGAAAATAAGGGCGATTTAATCAAAAAGGCACTGGGAGTTACAAGCCTTGAGATAGAGGAAGATGAAGAAAAAGTAAGTTTTCATTGGTTTGAAAATATCGATAACGAACATCTAATGACATATACAAAATTCATTGCAGCAGTTTGTAAGATGAGTGTGGGTGCTAAACGTATCAACGAATCTTCCAAAGAAGTTATAAATGAAAAGTATGCCTTTAGATGTTTTCTTTTAAGGCTTGGATTTATCGGAGATGAATTTAAGAAGGACAGAAAATTACTTCTTGAAAAACTATCTGGATCATCAGCTTTTAGAAATGGAGGTCATGAAGATGAGATTTCCAAGTAGAGAGGTTGTTGAAGGAATAAGGAAAATATATCCGGTGGGAAGTAGAGTGGAGCTTGTATTTATGGATGATATCCAGGCACCGCCTATTGGTACAAAAGGAACAGTAAAGGGAGTTGATGATATTGGCTCCATTATGGTTTCTTGGGATAACGGAAGTAGCCTAAGTGTAGCTTATGGCGAAGATTCCTGCAGGAGGGTTTCAGATGAACGATAAAATAAAAGAGCAAATCCTCACAATAAGAGAAACAGGAATCACAAATATGTTTGATGTAAGGACGGTTCAGAGAATCGCTTACGAAATGGACTTTTATGAACTTGTAGATTTTCTTGAAACGGATAGAAAAGCCTATGTTGATTTCATTCTTTATGGCAAATAAAACTACTATTATTATGAAAATAAAGCACATATTTTTTTGAAAATGACTTGATATATCCTTCAAATTACGGGAATATACACATACCAAAAACAAAGGAGAAACGAACATGACAAAGCAAGAAATTTTTAAGGAAGCGACAAAAAAACTAAATGAGAAGAAAGCAGCCCTTTATAAAAGAGAGCCTGAAAGAAAACTTTATGACGAAGGCAAGATTGGCTGGAATGAATACCTAAAAAGAGCCAAAGCAAGAGAAGAAAAAGAAAGAGAATTCTACAAGGGCAATGAAAACTTTGAGCTTTATGACGAAGGCCTCATCACCTACGATGAATTCTTAGAATTGGAGGGGAAATAAGATGAGCAAAATGATAGATTTAGCTAACAAGTACAAGATACCAACACAGGCAACACCGGAAGATTTAGAAACTAGATGGGGTAAGGTCATAACCTTTGGAGATAGGGTGATTCTTGTAGGACACTACTATCACCCAGATGGAAATTGCTACTTTGCAGCAGTTTATGAATTTCTAGATGATGACCATTCATGCGAAGGTTTTATTGGACTAAGGGAAGTAAGCGAAGAAAGATTTGAAGATGATGGTCACGCTATAGAGTGGGCATTAAAGCAAAATTAAAAAACAAAGGAGTTTCAGAGCCTAGGCTCTGTTTCTCGTAGTAGCAGCCACGGGGCTGTATTTTTTATGCCTAAAAGGGGGTGAGTTGATGGCAAAATACAAGACTACAAGGTTTAAAGCAAAAGATTCTAAATATAGTAAAAGTCACGCAGACTATGCTGTAAATTTCATTGAATGCCTAAGCCACACCAAAGGTACATGGGCTGGTAAGCCATTTAAGTTACTTCCTTGGCAAGAAGAAATCATAAGAGATTTATTTGGCGTAATTAAGCCAAATGGATATAGACAGTTTAATACTGCGTATATTGAGATTCCAAAGAAAATGGGAAAGAGTGAACTTGCAGCAGCTGTTGCCTTACTTCTTTGTTGTGGCGATGGAGAAGAAAGAGCAGAAGTTTATGGCTGTGCTGCTGATAGACAACAAGCAACCATTGTCTTTGATGTTGCAGCTGATATGGTAAGGATGTGCCCTGCACTGAATAGAAGAGTTAAGATATTAGCATCACAGAAAAGAATTATTTTTCAGCCAACAAATTCTTTCTATCAAGTCTTATCAGCAGAAGCCTACTCCAAACACGGTTTTAATATTCATGGAGTAGTATTTGATGAACTTCATACCCAGCCAAATAGAAAACTATTTGATGTTATGACTAAAGGTTCAGGTGATGCAAGAACTCAGCCTTTATATTTTCTTATTACAACAGCAGGAACGGACACGCATTCTATCTGTTATGAAACTCATCAAAAGGCTAAGGATATTTTAGAAGGAAGAAAAATTGATCCTACTTTTTATCCAGTGATTTATGGTGCTGACGAAGAAGATGACTGGACAGATCCAAAAGTATGGAAGAAAGCAAATCCATCGCTTGGCGTGACAGTTGGAATAGATAAAGTAAAGGCAGCCTGTGAGTCGGCAAAGCAAAATCCGGGAGAAGAAAATTCCTTCAGACAGCTTAGACTTAATCAATGGGTGAAACAAGCAATACGCTGGATGCCTATGGAAAAGTGGGATGCTTGCTCATTTGCTGTGAATGAAAATGACCTTGAAGGTAGAGTTTGCTATGGAGGACTTGACCTTTCATCTACAACGGATATTACAGCCTTTGTTTTAGTCTTTCCACCAACGGATGAAGATGACAAGTATGTGGTAATGCCTTACTTTTGGATACCGGAAGATACGCTGGATTTAAGAGTAAAACGTGACCATGTACCCTATGATGTTTGGCAAAGACAAGGCTATATTCATACAACAGAAGGTAATGTAGTTCACTATGGTTTTATAGAAAAATTCATAGAGGAACTTGGAGAAAAATATAACATTAGAGAAATTGCCTTTGATAGATGGGGTGCTGTTCAGATGGTACAAAACCTTGAGAACATGGGATTTACAGTAGTTCCATTTGGACAAGGATTTAAGGATATGAGTCCACCTACTAAGGAACTAATGAAACTAACACTAGAGCAAAAACTTGCTCATGGTGGAAATCCAGTGCTAAGATGGATGATGGATAATATATTTATAAGAACAGATCCTGCTGGAAACATAAAAGCAGATAAAGAAAAGTCAACAGAAAAGATTGATGGCGCAATTGCTACCATCATGGGACTTGATAGAGCAATCCGATGTGGCAATCAAAATACAGAAAGTGTTTATGATGGCAGGGGAATTCTATTCATTTAAAAAACGACAATAAAATACTTAATTCTTACATTTAAATCCCTATTTCTTACAAGTGGGTTGTAATGCTATTTAACTTCGTTTAACCTATACAAACCAAGTAAAAACAGGTTATAGGAGGGAAATGAAATGTTAGAAAAAGAGGTATTAGAACTTGTAGTTAAAAAGGTTATGGATAAGTTTGCAAGAGAAAATGATGGTTTAAAAGGATGGACAAAAGAAGATATTCAAAATGAGATCCTTAACCTTGGAGGCACAATGACAGATGTTTACGAGGCCATGAAGATTGGACTAGATATTTGTCTTTTGGAAGAAAAAGTAGAACCAGTATTTAGTTAAAAATTTACTATTAGGAGCATCTCTAAGGAGATGCTTTTTTAGTACAGAAATTTAGGAGGAATGTTTATGGGCGTATTAAGTGGCCTATTTAAGAGTAGGGATAAGCCTACAAATAGAACAAATGGATCTTCATATAGTTTTTTGATGGGTGGTTCATCATCCGGAAGAAGAGTAAATGAAAGGTCTGCTATGCAGATGACAGCGGTATATAGCTGCGTAAGAATTCTATCTGAGGCAGTTGCAAGTTTGCCACTTCATGTTTATGAAAGAACAGAGATTGGCACAGCTAAGGCTATAGAACATCCTTTATACAAGGTGCTACATGATGAACCAAATCCAGAGATGACAAGCTTTGTCTTTAGGGAAAGCATGATGACGCATTTACTTCTTTGGGGTAATGCCTATGCACAGATTATCAGAAATGGTAAGGGTGAGGTTTTAGGACTTTATCCACTGATGCCAGACAGGATGAAGGTAGATAGGGATGATAAAGGTCAAATTTATTATGAATACTTTGTCAGTGATTCTGATGCAGGGACAGAAAAACAAGGAAGAGTGAAGTTAAATCAGTCAGATGTTCTTCATATTCCTGGACTTGGTTTTGATGGACTTGTTGGCTATTCACCAATTGCGATGGCTAAAAATGCCATAGGTATGGCAATTGCGACAGAAGAATATGGAGCTAAGTTCTTTGCTAATGGAGCAACACCAAGTGGAATCCTAGAGTATCCGGGAACGGTTAAAGATCCTGAAGGCATGAGGGAAAGCTGGTCAAAAGGGTTCTCTGGTAGCAACAGTCATAAGATAGCGATTTTGGAAGAAGGAATGAAGTACACACCGATTTCAATATCTCCAAATGAAGCACAGTTTTTAGAAACAAGAAAATTTCAAATCAATGAGATAGCTCGAATCTTTAGAGTTCCACCACATATGGTAGGTGACCTTGAGAAGTCGAGCTTTTCTAATATTGAGGAGCAGTCACTTGAGTTTGTAAAATACACCCTTGACCCTTGGGTAGCAAGATGGGAACAGTCTATTGTTCGTAGGCTATTTACTGAAGATGAAAAGAAAAGGTACTATGTTAAATTCAATGTAGATGGTCTCCTTCGTGGAGATTACCAATCAAGAATGAATGGCTATGCTACAGCAAGACAAAACGGATGGATGTCTGCCAATGATATTAGAGAATTAGAAAACCTAGACCGTATTCCAAGTGAAGATGGAGGTGACCTATATCTCATAAATGGAAATATGCTCCCACTAAATCGTGCAGGAGCATTTGCAGATGAAGATGGAAAGGAGGAAGAACCTAATGAAGAAGTTTTGGAAGTGGAAGAATCAAGTAATGAGAAACCAAAACGAAGAGGAAGTGACAGAACGCATCCTATTCCTTAATGGAACGATAGCTGAAGAATCGTGGTTTGATGATGATGTTACACCACAGCTTTTTAAGGAGGAATTAAATCAGGGAAATGGAAACATTACTGTTTGGATTAACTCTCCGGGAGGTGACTGTGTGGCAGCAGCCCAAATCTACAATATGCTAATTGACTATAAGGGAGATGTCACAGTAAAAATTGATGGTATCGCAGCAAGTGCAGCGTCTGTTATTGCAATGGCAGGGACAAAGGTATTAATGAGTCCAGTATCTATGCTGATGATTCATAATCCGATGACCATAGCGTTTGGAAATAAGGGGGAGATGGAAAAAGCAATTTCAATGCTGGACGAAGTTAAAGAGTCCATCATTAATGCTTATGAAATTAAGACTGGAATGTCTAGAGCAAAATTATCTCATCTAATGGACTCGGAAACTTGGATGGATGCACATAAAGCAGTGGAGCTTGGTTTTGCAGATGACATCTTAAAAAGAAGTGACACTATTGATATGGAAGTTCCACAGGTGAGCATGATGTATTCAAAAGCACAGGTGGTTAATTCCTTGATGGAAAGAATAGCTACTAAATGCAAAATAGAAAATAAAGAAACAAATACAGGTGTAAAGGCGGACGAATTAATGGACCGTCTTTTTTTAATGAAAAATTGGAGGTAGAACACTATGAGTAAGATTTTAGAAATGATTGAAAAACGTAATAAGGCTTGGGAAGGTGCGAAAGCATTCCTTGATAGCAAGAGAGATAAGGATGGACTTATTTCTGAAGAAGATGCTTTAAGCTATGATGAAATGGAAAAGAAAGTCCATAACTACAGTATGGAGATTGAGCGTCTTAAGAAGATTGAAGAGATGGATAAAGAATTATCTAAACCTACATCAAATGCAATTGTTACAAAGCCAATGAAAGTGGATGATAATCCAGAGAAAAAGGGAAGAGCATCCGATGAATACAGAAGGGATATGCTTAAGGCAATCAGAAGTAACTTTAAGCAGATTACAAACCTTTTGCAGGAAGGAGTGGACACTGATGGAGGATATCTTGTTCCGGAGGAATATGATAAGAGACTGATTGATGTATTAACGGAAAATAACATCATGAGAACTCTTGGAACAAAGATTACCACATCCGGACTTCATAGAATTACGGTGACTGCAACAAAACCTGCTGCTCTTTGGGTTGAAGAAGGGGGCAAGATTCCATTTGACGATGCAACATTTGGTCAGATTACCATTGATGCCTTTAAACTTGCTGTGGGTGTTAAGATTACAAACGAGCTTTTATATGACAGTATGTTCCCACTTGAAAATTATATTATTGAGCAGTTTGGTAAGGCAATCGGTAATGCCGAGGAAGATGCGTTTCTTAATGGCGATGGAAAGAAAAAGCCACTTGGAATTTTCCATAAAGATGGTGGTGCAATCAGTGATGTAACAACAGCAGGAGCAACTATTTCATCTGATGATATTATCAGTCTTGTGTATGCACTTGGAAGACCATATCGTCAAAAGGCTAAATTTATTATGAATGACCAGACCATTGCCATCATTAGAAAACTGAAAGATGGTAACGGAAACTATATGTGGCAGCCTTCCATTAAAGAAGGAGAACCGGATAGACTGCTTGGTTATCCTATTTTCACATCAGCGTATGCACCTCTTGTAGAAGCGGGAAAACCTGCCATTGCATTCGGTGATTTTAGTTACTATAACATTGCAGACAGAGGAACAAGGTCTATGCAGGAACTTACTGAGCTTTATGCTGAAACAGATACGACAGGATTTATTGCAAAGGAAAGAGTGGATGGAAAACTGATTCTTCCTGAGGCGGTTCATCTTTTAACTATTAAAGCAAAATAAAGGAGGGGGGTGCTAGTTATGATTGTAAGCCTTGATGAAATGAAAAACTATCTGAGGGTGGATACAAGTGAAGATGATGACTTAATTAGCACCCTTATAAAGTCTTCTGAAAAAATGTGTCTTTCTATAGCAAGAAAAGAGGAAGAAGAAATCATTTGTGAGAACTTTGAAGAATACAAGGTGGCAGTGCTATATGCTGCCGCCTATCTTTATGAACATAGGGAAGAGGCAGACCATCATGAGCTAACGATTACACTTAGATCCATGTTATTTGGAGTAAGAAAGGCGGAATTTTAATGAAAGTTTCACTATTAAATGAACGCATTACTATAGAAAAAAGCAAAATTGAAGTGGATAAAATAGGAAACCATAAAAATGTGTGGAGTAAATACTACTCTTGCCATGCAACTATCAGCAGTGAAAGTCCAAAGGAAGAAACAAGTAGTGGTGCTATATGGGATGAAAGCAAGATTGACTTTACCATTCGCTACAGTAAGGAAGTATCGGTCTTATCTTCCACCTGCTATAGAGTTATTTTTCATAATGATATTTATGAAATTGAAGGAATTGACCACATGAATTATAGGAAGAAAAGTCTAAAACTTCATTGTAAGAGGTGTGAGAGATGAGCAAGGTGAAAATTGATAGCCTTTCATCTGAAGTGATGAAGGAACTGGAAAAATATGCTGATGTTACAACGGAAAATGTGAAGAAGGCAGTTCAAAAAGCCGGAAAGACAGTGCGTGATGAAATCAGTGCGAATGCTCCAAGTGATACAGGAAAATATGGTAAAAGCTGGACTGTGAAAACTGTGAGAGAAACATCTAGCAGTTTAGAGCTTGTAGTTCATTCAAAAAACAAATATCAGCTTACCCACCTTCTCGAATTTGGTCATGCAAAGCGTGGTGGAGGAAGAGTATCTGCTAGACCACATATAGCAAATGCTGAAGAAAAGGCTATAAAGGTATTTGAAGAAGAGATAAAGGAGGCAATTTCCAATGGATAGGTTACTTGAAATTATAAAAGAGATTGGACTTCCAAATGCTTATCATCATTTTGCAGAAGGTGAATCGCCAGAGCCACCTTTTCTTATTTACATCTTGCCAGCGAGCGATAACTTTTCAGCAGACGGAAGAGTGTATTTTAAAGCAAATGAAGTTCATATTGAAATCTATACGGATTACAAAAGTCCGAAAACAGAAAAGAAAGTAGAAGCTGTGCTCGATGAGCATGGCATTTTTTATAACAAAACAGAAGTTTACATAGAGTCGGAAAAACTCTATGAAGTCTTATATATTTTTGAAATGGAGGAAGAAAATCATGGGAAATAAAGTGAAATATAACCTTAAAAATGTCCATGCAGCAAAACTTAAAAAATCAAGCGAAGGGACATTTTCTTATGAAAATCCTAAAGCAATTCCAGGGGCTGTAAGTATCAGCCTTGAAGCTGAAGGAGAATCCAGTCCTTTTTATGCAGATGGTATTGTATATTTTAGGTCTACTGCCAATAACGGATATAGCGGTGACCTTGAGATTGCACTGATACCTGAATGGTTTAGAACGGAAATCTTAAAGGAAGAACTGGATAAAAACGGAGTACTTGTAGAAAAGGCAAATGTATCGGAAACAGAAAAGTTTGCACTGTTATTTGAGTTTGACGGTGATGTAAATGCAATTAGGCACGTCCTATATAATTGCTCCGCATCTCGTCCGTCCATTGAATCTGAAACTAAGGAAGATACGATTGAACCTGGAACAGAAACTTTATCCCTTACAGCAGATCCAAGAGAAGATGGGCTTGTAAAATCAAGAACGGGAGATACTACATCGGCTGATACCTATGCTAATTGGTATAAGAACGTTTATATTCCACAGGCTAATTCTGAAACACCAAAGCCGGCAGGAAAATAAGGAGGGAAAATATGTTAGAAAAAACAGTAAAAGTAGGAGAGGTTGATGTAAAGTTTCGTTCATCTGCTACAATCCCTAGACTATATAGAATCAAATTTAAAAGAGATATTTTTAAAGACCTCTCAAAGCTGGAGAAAACTTTTAAGGCAAATGATGGGTCTTTTGAGATTGATGACCTAGAAATCTTTGAAAATGTAGCCTATATCATGGCCTATCATGCAGATAGAAGTATTCCTGGGAATATCGATGATTGGCTTGACCAGTTTGAAATGTTTTCTATTTACGAGATTCTACCAGAAATTCTTGAGCTTTGGGGAGCAAACCTTGAAACGGAAGTTCAGTCTAAAAAAAACTTCCAAAAAGTAGCAGGGAAATGACAACAGCCCTATTTCTACTAAGATGTGTGGAAATAGGGATAAGCATTTCTGAACTGGATTTACTTACAATTGGAATGGTACTAGATATTTGGACTGAAAAATCAAATGACACTGTGAAATATAGCAAGGTGGCAGGACAAGCTGAGTTTGATAAATTTTGATTTATATAGTATAATTTATGAAAAGGAGAAGGGTAGCGTAATGAGCATATATTTTAAAAATCATCCTAAGAACAAACTTAACTCTGTACAAATGAAACCGATGAAACATTGTACAGAGTATAGCAAATAAATTACATTTAAGATTTCATCGGGAAATACAAAAAATTAGGTCATTTAGTTGGCTTTGTTTTTGTGTGCATTTCTCGATATATAAATAGAATGTAAAAGGCTATAGGCAATGTTTTGTCTGTAGCCTTTTGTTTTATAAATTATTAAACAAAAGGCAGATACTATTTTGTATTTATGCCTTTTTTGTTGCATATATACGGAAAATAAAATATTGAGAAGTGGAGAAATTTTAAATGAATGAAAGCAGAATAAAAATTTTGAAGGAAGAAAATATTAATACAGCACTTTTTAAATTAGGTATGCCTATGGTTATCAGTTTGTTGGTAGCTGCCTTATACAATGTTGTGGACACATACTTTGTGTCCGGACTTGGTAAAGAAGCAGTAGCTGCTGTTTCCGTTGCCTTTCCGATTCAACTTATTTTTTTAGGGATAGGATTAACATTTGGTGCAGGAGCAGGCTCTTATATATCAAGGCTACTTGGAGGAAGTAATAAAAAAGAAGCAAGTATTGTAGCTACAGTAGCTCTAATATCAAGTGCAATTTTAGGGATAATTACAGCTATTGCATTGTTTTGTAATTTAGATGGTGTTTTGAAATTTATGGGAGCCATACCCTCTATTATTGAAATTTCTAAGTCGTATACAGGAATATTCATAGTAGGCGGTATTTTGGGAACGATAAATGTAACACTTGGGAATTTAGCAGTTGCACAAGGAGCTGCTAAGATTTCCTTAAAGGCTATGATTGTAGGCTCTATATCAAATATGATTTTAGATCCGATATTCATATTTGGACTTAATTTAGGAGTGAGGGGTGCAGCTATTGCAACACTCATAGCCAGAGTTATAACCAGTCTAATGTATCTCATTTACTTTGTAGGAGATAAAAATTTAATTGAGATAAAGTTACCTAACTTTAAACCAACAGTTGCAATTTATAAGGAGATATTAAAGATAGGTATCTCCATGTTAATACTTCAAATTTTACAAACAATATCCATCAGCAAAATATCTTATGCAGCGTCCTTTTATGGAGAAGAAGCAATAGCTGCAATGGGTATTGTTCTTAGGATTGTAACATTAGGAACAAATGTTGTATTCGGATATATGAAGGGACTTCAACCGTTAGCTGGATTTAATTATGGAGCTAAGAATTATGAAAGAGTGAGAGAAGCTATAAAGGCAAGTATTAAATGGACAAATGTATTTTGTGTAGTGTGGACTGTGATAGTTTATATATTTGCACCAAGTATATTATCTATATTTGGGACTGATGAAAATGTATTAAATATAGCAGTGCCGGCATTACGAGCATCCGTAATTATGTTTATAACATTTGGATTTCAGTTTACTTACTCTACATTATATTTGTCTACAGGAAAGGCATTAGGGGGAGTATTTCTAAACTCATTGCGACAAGGAATTGTGTTTATCCCTATCATTTTATTGTTGCCTAAACTTATGGGATTAAATGGTGTTATATATGCTCAAACAATTTCAGATTTAATAACAACAATCATCACAATTCCTTTTGCTATTAGTGTGAATAAGAGTTTAAAAAATTTTATAATCTAAGATCATAAAATATTTAAAATAAGGCATCTACAAAAGGTAGGTGTCTTTTTTATACCTATTTTTAGAAAGGAGGGGTTAAAGTGGCCAATAGAATAAAAGGTATCACTGTTGAGATTGGTGGAGATACTACTGGTCTTGATAAAGCCTTAAAAGGTGTAAACTCAACAATTAAATCAACTCAAAGTTCTTTAAGAGATGTGAACAGGCTATTAAAACTTGATCCTTCCAATGCTAAATTACTTGCTCAAAAACAACAGTTACTGCAAAAGGAAATCTCTGAAACAAGTAATAAGCTTAATGCCTTAAAAGAGGCAGACAAACAAGCAAAAGTACAGCTTGAAAATGGAGAACTTGGTCAAGATAAGTATGACGCTCTTCAAAGAGAAATTATTGAAACAGAAAATAAACTAAAAAGCCTTGAGGAAGAAGCAAAGAAAGTACCATCTTCATTATCTGTTTCTATGAAAGAGACAGGGGATAAGATTAAGGAAGTTGGAGATAAGACTACTGAAGTTGGCAAAGGTCTATCCACACATATAACAGCACCTATCGTAGCGATGGGTGCTGCTTCTTTAAAGGCATTTAATGATGTTGATGCTGGTATGGATATAATTGTCCAAAAAACAGGTGCATCAGGTAAAGCCTTAAATGAAATGCAAGATAGCATGAAAAATCTTGCGACTTCAATTCCTACAGATTTTGAAACAGCAGGTGCTGCTATTGGTGAAGTAAATACTAGATTTGGCCTTACCGGTAAGAAACTTGAGGATTTATCCGGTAAGTTCATCAAGTTTGCACAGCTAAATAATACCGATGTATCAACAGCCATTGATAATACGCAGAAGGTTATTTCTGCTTTTGGACTTAAGGCTGAAGATGCAGGAGCCTTGCTTGATACTATGAATGCGGTTGGTCAAAGAACCGGTATCAGTATGGATACTCTTGCAAAGAGCATGGTGACCAATTCTGCAGCACTTCAGCAACTTGGTTTTTCTGCAAGTGATGCAGCAAACTTCTTAGGAAATGTTGAAATGTCTGGTGCAGATACTTCACAGGTTATGACAGGACTTACAAAAGCACTTGCTAATGCTACAGCAAATGGAAAGCCAATGAAAGAGGCTCTTAAAGATATTCAAGATAGCATGGTAAATGCAAAATCGGATACTGAAGGGCTTCAGGTAGCTTATGAACTCTTTGGTAAAAGAGCAGGTGGTGCAATTTATCAAGCTTGTAAGAATGGTTCACTATCTTTTGAGGAACTTGGGACATCTCTTAAGGACAATATCGGGAATGTAGATTCTACTTTCAATGAAACCTTAGATCCAATCGATAAGTTTCAGACCTCTCTTAACAGCTTAAAGATAGTAGGAGCTGATGTTGGTAACTCACTGATGACAGTTCTTGCACCAATGCTTACAAAGTTTTCTGAGATGATGAAATCATTAAACGAAAAGTGGAATAGTCTATCTCCTGGTATGCAAGATGCCATTGTAAAAATTGCTCTTATTGCAGCAACTGTAGGACCTGTTTTAGTTGTCATAGGAAAAGTCATCACAGCAGTTGGAACAATCACATCTGCACTTGGCGGACTTATAGGACTACTTGGAGGAACAGCTACCGCGACTACAGCAGTGGGCGTTGCAGGAGGTGCAAGTGCAGCAGGAACAGCAGCCGCAGGGACTGCCGCAGGTGGAGCAGCGGTTGGCTTTGGAGCACTTAATGTTTCACTACTTCCAATCATAGGAATTATTGCAGCTATCATAGCAGCAGTAGTGGCCATTATAGCAATTATTAAAAATTGGGGAGCTATTACAGAATGGTTCAAAGGTTTATGGGAAACAGTGTCCACCGCAATCATGAGTATTTGGCAGACCATATCAGATTTCTTTAAAGGAATATGGGAAGGCTTAGTTAGTATCTTCACTACAGTTTGGGAAACTATCAAAAATGTACTTACTGTAGCACTGATGTTTATTGTGGAGCTGATTAAAGGCTACTTTGAACTGATCACACTTCCTTTTAGGTTCATTTGGGAAAATTGCAAAGAAACCATTATGGCAGTGTGGGAGACAATAAAGAATGTAGTAATGACGGTCTTAAATACGATTAGTACCTTTATTTCTACTATCATGAATGCCATAAAAACTGTTATTACAACTGTGTGGAATGCAATTAGTACTACGATTTCCACAGTACTTAATGCTATAAAAACTGTGATTACTACAATCTTTAATGCAGTAAAAACAGTTGTAACAAGTGTATGGAACGGAATCAAAAGTGTAATTGGATCTGTGGTAGATGGAATAAAGTCAAAAATATCATCTGTATTTAATGCTGTATCAAGTACAGTAAGTTCTATATTTAATGGAATCAAAAATACAGCCGTTTCCATTTGGAATGGTATCAAGAGTGCCATTGTTACACCAATCGAGGCTGCAAAGAATAAGGTGAAAAATGTGGTAGATGCGATTAAAGGTTTCTTTGCTGGTATCAGCTTAAAACTACCACATATTAAACTGCCTCATTTTAGCATTAGTGGACATTTCTCTTTAGCACCACCATCTGTACCACATCTATCTATTGATTGGTATAAAAAGGCGATGAATAAACCAATGCTCTTAAATGGAGCAACTATCTTTGGAAGTAAAGGTGGACATCTTCTTGGAGGAGGAGAGGCAGGACCGGAAGTTATTATGGGACTTGATACTCTTCAGAACATGACAGCTGGAGCAAACGGAGATTTACTGAGTGTCATGAATAGAGTGCTTGCCATCATGGATACCTATTTTCCTAAGTTTTCTGAAACAAGTATTGTACTTGACTCTGGAGAGCTTGTAGGAGGAATTGCACCGCAGATGGATATGGCACTAGGGAAATTACAAAATAGAAAGGCAAGGGGGTGGTAAGAATGTACGGAATGAAAATAGGAGAGTTTCATAGTTATAAAGACTTTGGACTTGTGCCGACAAGTAAGCCGGTTGTTAACTTACCATCACCAAAACTAGAGTATCTTGATATACCGGGAAGACATGGTGAAATTGATATAACGGAAAGCCTTACAGGAGAAGTAATCTATGAAATGAGAACAGGCTCCTTTGAGTTTATTGTTTCAGATATGGAAAAGTGGCAGGAGGTCTATAGAAAACTTCTAAGCACAGTTCATGGTAAAAAGACAAAGCTAGTACTTGATACAGAAAAAGACTATGTATATTTAGGAAGAATATGGGTGAGTGAATTTAAGTCAGATAAAAATTATTCTCTGATTACTTTAGATTATAAGCTTGATCCATATAAGTATAGGTTAGGGGATTTGAAAAATGGTGAGTTTACACATAGGATTGATGGCATTTCTATTACAAGTAGTAAGACCATAACGCTTACCTTTGATTCAGATATGACCATAGTTCCTGAATTTCATAACAGAACAGAAAATGTTCTAACCTTAAACTTTGAAGGAAAGAAGTTTACATTATCTAAGGGTATGAGCAGGTTTCCCGAAGTTAGAGGAAGAAAGAACTTAGTGCTTACCTTTACAGGTAATAGTACATTAGATATTTCATACAAGAGGGGGTGGCTATAAGTGTACAAAATTGTGATGGATGGAAATACCATCTATTATCCTGGCGATGAGAAGGCAGTTTTAATTAGTTCTACACTGAATTTGGAACTAAATACTGCTGGAACTCTTATCTTTATATGCCCGCCTGAAAATCCATACTATGAAAAAATCTATAACAGAAAATCCATTGTCAGCGTATACCGAGATGAAAGAGAAATCTTTATCGGTGAAGTAAGAGAACAGACAAAAGACTTACGAGGAAATAAGAAAGTCCAGTGCGTAGGTCTTTTATCATATCTAGCTGATAGTATTCAGCCACAAATGGAATATCATAACCAAACTCCATACCAGCTACTATCAAAGTTTTTAGAGATTCATAACGAAAAAGTGGATGAAAGAAAAAGAATAAAGCTTGGAAGAGTGACTGTTACTGATCCAAATGACTCTTTATATCGCTACACCAATTATGAAACCACACTCGAAGCTATTATGACAAAGCTGGTAGAAAAGCTTGGTGGCTATTTGAACCTAAGAAGAGAAGGAACTCACTTAATCCTTGATTATTTAAGACTTGAAGAAATGGGAAAAGATACAGATCAGAGCATAGAGTTTGGACTAAACCTTCTTGATTATACGGAGGACTTATCTGCAGAAGATGTGGCAACAGCCATCATTCCACTTGGTAAGGAAATAGAAGGTGATAATAATGCTGTTCTAAAACAATATACAGATATTACTTCAGTGAATGATGGTAAGAACTATCTTGTTTCTAAAGAGGCACTTACTGAATTTGGTTGGGTTTGTAAGGTAATACGCTGGGATGATGTGACTGTTCCTGCAAATCTTTTAAGAAAAGGGGCAGAGTGGCTTAAGGATAATCAGTTTGAAATGGTGGAGCTTAACCTTTCAGCTGTTGACTTATCTGAGTTTGGAATTTCTACAGAAACCATTGAATGTGGGGATAGAGTAAGATGCAGAGCCTATCCTTTTGGGATGGACAGAATCTTTCCTGTTATGAAACAGACCATACCACTGCAAAAGCCTGGTGAAATTAAGGTGGTGCTTGGAAGTAATCAAAGCAAAGGCTATATCCAAAGTTCTCAAGATGCAGTAAGGCAGATAAAAGAAGAAGGTATAGTCACAAGAAAAATAGATAATGAAAGAGTCCAAAGTGCCATTGATAACCTTAAGGCTCAAATGAATACAGGTACTGGTGGATACAAGCTGACAGAATATGATTCCTCTGGTAGATGGCTTAGAGACTTATATATGGATACACCAGATAAGGATACAGCTACGAAGGTTCTGCAAATCAATATGAATGGAATTGGTGGAAGTCGTAATGGATATAAGGGTCCATATGCTGTTGGTATGACACTTGATGGTCAGATACTTGGTGAAAGAATTATGAGCCATTCTATTGATGCTGAAAAACTATCAGTTTCCTATACCTCTCAAGTGGAAAGGCAGATTCTTGATTCAAAGAAAGAGGCCATATCTGATACAGATAAGAAATTAAAAAACTATTACACCATCAGTGAAGTGAATACCAGACTTTCTGCTACAGATAAAAAGATAGAGGCAAGTGTGGAAACAGTGAATCAAAAGCTAGAGCAGAAGAATGGTAATTATTACGGCACCTATGTTCCGAATTATTCAAGAGCACCAACCAATAGCTGGAATAGTGATAGAACAAGGCTTACTCATGTTGGTGATTTTTTCTATGATACAACCACAGGCTATGCCTACAGATATATTGTGAAAAGACAAGGACTAGAGCTTAAGTTCAACGCAAGCTCTAGAACTGAAAGTGAACGATATGACTGGGTTGAAATATTCTATGAACTTGATGGCAAGACATATGCACTTCCAAGATGTGGTGGAACAAGTATAGCGGGTCAAACGGTATTTATTCCAACTGATAAGTTTTGGATTTACTGGAGAAGTGATGGTTCTGGTCATGATTATTATGGTTTTAAGATTGATTCTATAAAGAAAGCGAGTTCATCACAAGAAATGATAGGCAGTGAATCAAAACTACCAACCGATGCAGGTGATGCGGTCTTACTTTCAGGCTCGTCTTATCCAGAGTCAGAACACTCCCCATACAAAGACGGAACTAGAAAACTATGGAAATACTCATCAACTGAGAGCATCAGTTCTTCTCTATCTTTTGACTGGATAAGAGTTGTGGACAAGGATATAAGTGCAGCTAAGGAAAAGGCAGAAACAGCAATATCAAAAATATCTGTTGTGGAAGGCTCTATCTCATCAATGGTGAAAAAAGGTGAGTTTGGAACCTTTATGAGACAAAACTATAACAGTTTTTTACTTGGTTTTAATGGTGCTAGTAGATATGTACAGATTACTGCAGGAGAGATTGGGCTATATAACGGTTCGATTGATAGCAGTAATAAAAGAGCAGTCTTTGATGAAAACGGCAATCACTTTTATCGTGATGGAAAGTACATCGGAAAGATTGGTACAAATGTATGGAGTGGTAACAGCTCCCATAAAGGCCTAGTTTTTGACCTTGATAGCGAAGGAAAATATATGGCATTTTCTCAAGAAGAATCTGCTAATGCTGGAAGTTACACTACAATGCTTTGTTTTTCAAGATCAAACAGTATTTATAGCCAGTATGGTATTCATCTTGGATGTAACCTATATGCACATGGATTTAAGATTGTAGATCCACAGTGGGAAACAGGATTTGGAGTGAATGCCACAATTAACTTTGTACAGATACTTGGTATGAATTCAGATGGTACTGTATCTAGATGGGGTTCAAGCGGACGTATGGTTTTTAAAGATGGTGTATTAATGGATTTAAATTATTATGGTTAGGAGGATGTAAAATGGCAGAACTAATTATTAACACAAATGAAGTAGTCATCAATGAAGGGACACTTAAAAAAGATGTAGTAAAAAAGCAAGAAGCTAAGGATGATAAAAATACCTTGCTTCTTGAAGAAATCAATCACAAATTGGACTTACTACTTAAAGACAAGGAGGAATCTCATGGAGAAGCCAACCATTAATTATGCCCTTGCCTACCAGAAGTTTCGAGGGGAGTTAAGTTCTAGTATCGCAAACTTACAACAAAAAATACCCATTCCAACTTATATGGTTGAGGGGATATTATCTGGCATACTTGTTGATGTAAGATCTGCAGTAATCACAGAAAATTCTCTTGAAGTGGAGGCTTTTAGAGAAAGCATTGATAAATATTATGAAGATAGAGAAAAAGAACTTAATGATGAAATCTTAAAACTAAAGGCAAAAGATGAAGAAAAAGCATAGGAGGATAATCCAATGCATAGAGGAACAACACCAACAAACATATTTAGGACAGATGTGGATTTAACTAATGCATCTGTCCTTTTTATTACCTATAAGCAAAATGGCAAGGTCGTATTAGAGAAGAGTATTGATGAAGTAAAAATACAAAAGAATATTGTATCTGTTCATCTATCTCAAAAGGACACGCTACTTTTTACAGAAGGAATTGTGACAATCCAAATAAGAGCAAAGTTTTCTGATGGAAGTGCAATAGCATCCGCTTTAATACGAACCAGCACATATGAAATTTTAAAGGATGGTGAAATTTAATGTCAGAAATTACGACAAGCTTTAAAAGAGATGCACCGATGGATGCATCATTTGAAACAATTATTAGAGTATCAGACACACCAGCTTCTGATTATAACAACTTAATCAATCAGCCCAAAATAAATGAAGTGAAGCTGATTGGCAATAGAAGCCTAGAAGAACTAGGGTTAAACACAATATCAAATATTGAACTGGAAGAATTACTTAAATAACAGGAGGAAGAAAAATGCAGGCAAAATATTTAGATAACAATGGACTTTTATATGTTTGGAAGAAACTAAAGGACACCTTTGTCAAAAAGGGTGAAATTGATGAGGTGAAAAATTCAATTCCAAAGAATGTGACAGAGCTTTTGGATGCTGAAAACTATGCGCTGAAATCTGCTATTCCAACCAAGGTAGAGAGCCTTACAGATGCAGGTGATTATGCTAAGAAATCAGAAATCCCTCATAGCGTTGAAGGGATGGAAGGTATAGATGCATATGCTAAAGTAACGGCGATTCCGAAAAAAGTAGCACAGCTTGATGATTATGCAGACTATGTGAAAAAGACAGAACTTACTGAAGAAGTGAAAGGGCTTATTGGTAATGTGAAATCTATCGAATTTTCTGTGGTAGAGGAACTTCCAACTAGCGGTGATAAGGCAATTATCTATCTTGTTTCTAATAATAAGGGAGATAACGATGCTTATGATGAATTCATCTGGGTGAATGAGAAGTTTGAAAAGATTGGTACTACATCAGTCGATCTTAGTGGTTACTTAAAGGCTACAGATATTACAAGCATCACCAATGAAGAGATAGACACACTTTTTGTCTAGGTGATGCTTATGGCTAAGAAGTTTTTAACTAAAGAAGGTTTAGACAGGTTCTTTGCCAAGCTAAAAGGAAAATTTGCACCAATTGATAGCCCTGCCTTTAAAGGAAATCCGACAGTAGAAACACCAGACTATGAACCAAATTCTAAAGGAAAAGAAGTAATTAACAGAGAGTATTTTGCAAGAGCAAACCGCTCTATATTTGAGGAGTTTGAACTGAAGATAACACCGGTTGTTCTAATTTTCTCTATAAAGCCGAATGAGTGGAAATTAGAAGATGGGATCTACTACTATGACAAAATAAAGGAGCACCTTCAACTACAAGAGATAGAAGATCATATCAGTATTGCATCTTTTATTAAGATTGATGATGAAAAAGGGAGTGATGTCATCCGTGAGTTGGGGCTTGTTTTTAGGTTGGAAATTGATGAAAAAATGCGAATTCGTTTTTATGGCGATAAGCCTGAAATGGAAATACCCGTTATTGTCACGGCAATTAGGGCAGTTGATTTAAGTATGATATTAGGAGGAATGTAGTATGAAAGAATTATGGAATATGTGCCAGCTTGCCTTTACGGCAGTTGGCGGATGGCTTGGATATTTTTTAGGCGGGTGTGATGGACTTATCATCGCACTCGTTTTATTTGTAGTCATTGATTACATCACAGGGGTGATGTGTGCTGTGGTAGATAGGAAGTTATCCAGTGCAGTAGGATTTAAAGGCATCTTTAGAAAGGTGCTTATTTTTATGCTTGTTGGTATTGCCAACATCATTGATGTGCAGGTGATTAAGTCTGGAAGTGTACTAAGAACCGCAGTGGTTTTCTTTTACCTTTCAAATGAGGGTCTATCACTTATTGAAAACTCTGTTCATCTAGGACTACCTGTTCCTGAAAAGCTAAAGGCAGTATTAAAGCAGCTAAACGATAAGGAGGAAAGTCATGAGTAACAGTTCATTAGTTAGTATAGTAAATTACAGTCCAAACCATAGTGGACGAAGAAATCAGCCCATTACAAAAATTGCTATTCACCATACAGCTGGCGCTGTGAGTGCAGCAACTATCGGTCAAATTTTTAAGCCAACTTCAAGACAGGCATCGTGTAATTATGGAATCGGAAATGATAACAAAATCGTTTTATGTGTAGATGAGAGTAACCGCTCTTGGTGTACATCATCTTCTTGGTGTGATAACAGAGCCATCACTATTGAAGTAGCCAATTCAAGTAACGGAGGCAATTGGCCTGTAAGCGATAGAGTGCTTGCTACCTTGATTGATTTAGTTACGGATATTTGCAGAAGAAATGGCATCAAGAATTGTACCTATACAGGTGGAAAAGACGGCGTATTACAAAAACATGAGTGGTATGCCAATACCAACTGTCCAGGACCTTATCTTGGTAGCAAATTTACCTACATTGCAAGTGAGGTCAACAAAAGACTACATGGTGGAAGTACAAGTCCATCTGTGACACAAAGCTCATCTTTATATAGGGTGAGAAAGTCATGGTCTGATGCAAAGAGTCAAAAGGGTGCATTTAGAAACTTTGAAAATGCTAAAAAGTGTGCCAATGCAAATTCAGGATATTCTGTCTATGATGCAAATGGTAGATCTGTTTACCCTGTAACAAGCTCGCAATCAAAGAGCATTGATACCTTAGCAAGGGAGGTAATTGCTGGCAACTGGGGTAATGGACAGGACAGAGTAAACCGTCTGACATCCGCAGGATATAACTATGATGCTGTTCAAGACAGAGTAAATGAGATCTTATCTGGAAATGCAAGTAAACCTGCTGGAAAATCCATTGACACCTTAGCTCGTGAAGTTATTAGAGGTGACTGGGGTAATGGTCAAGATAGAAAGAACAGACTTGAAAGAGCTGGATATGACTATACTGCAGTACAAAGACGAGTGAATGAACTTTTATAAGTAGTAAATTGAGCCTGGAGGCTATTCCTTAATTGGAATAATCTTCAGGCTTTTTTTTATTTGGGTTTACTATCCTCTCTTTTCTTTTGCCTGTGATTTGTAGGGAGAAGATTTTACATTAAGTCGGACAAATCGTTTTGAAACTCCCTTAGCCAGTGAGAAGGGAGTAGACCGATGAAATTAGAAGAAAAAGAAAAGATAAATCTTTTAAGAGAAAAGGGACTTGGATATACAGCGATAGCAAAAGAGATAAATATTTCTGTAAATACCATCAAAAGTTACTGTAAGCGTCATGGCCTTGGTGGAACTAAAACTTGTGATGAGGATACATCTCTCTGTGAGTATTGCGGCAAACCTGTCATACAAAAACCGGGAAGAAAAAAGAAAAGATTTTGTTCAGATAAATGCAGAAATAACTGGTGGAATAAAAATAGAGAGTTAGTAAGTAAGAAAGCCAACTATGAGTGTATCTGTGCTAACTGTGGTAAAACCTTTATTTCTTATGGCAATAAAAACCGTAAGTATTGCAGTCATGAATGCTATATTTCTGCTCGCTTTGGAGGTGAGTGCCATGAAGATAACTAGCAATAATCAAATTAGATCTGATACACCATCAAGGGAATTTACAGAAGAAAAAATGCAAAAGGACTTTGAATATGAAGTGGCACAAATGCTGACAAAGAGACTAGTAGATAATGGATTAATTTCAGAAGATGAAGCGGTTAAGGTTAGCGAGCTTAATAAGCTCAATTTTGAGCCTTTTTATAAGGAAATACTAGATTAATAACTTGATAAATAGTGTCTTTAGAGTGATATATAGTACTGACCAAAAAGGAGGTGAGACGATGGCAAAGATAACAAAAATAGAGAAAAGACAGCAAATTAACAGAGTTAAGAAAATGCGAGTAGCGGCCTATGCTAGAGTTTCAACAGAAAGTGCAGAACAACTCCTTAGTCTTGAAGTGCAAAAAGAACACTATGAAAATTACATAAAGGCAAATCCTTACTGGGAATACGCAGGGCTATATTTTGATGAAGGTATCAGTGGAACAAAAATAGAAAAAAGGGAGAGCCTGCTGAAATTACTTGATGATTGTGAAAAAGGAAAAATTGATAGGGTTATTACAAAATCTATCAGTAGATTTGCAAGAAATACAGTGGACTGCCTTGAAATGGTAAGAAAACTTACAGGACTTGGAGTAGCCATCTATTTTGAAAAGGAAAATATAGATACTGAGCATATGAGCTCAGAACTTATGCTTTCAATTCTAAGTTCTATTGCAGAAAGCGAATCAAGATCCATTTCGGAAAATAGCAAATGGTCGTTAAAAAGAAGGTTTGAAAATGGGACTTATGTTATTTCCTATCCACCCTATGGCTATGAAAATGTTGATGGAAAGATGGTTGTTGTTCCAAGTGAAGCTGAGATTGTGAAGGAAATTTTTAGAATGGCAATATCAGGATTGGGGTCATATCTAATAGCGAATGAACTAAACAAAAGAGGCATAGCTACAAAGAAAAAAAGCAAATGGCACTCTTCAACAGTTCAAGCTATTTTAAAGAATGAAAAATATACAGGAGATGTTATCTTTCAAAAAACCTATACAGACGAGAATTTTAACAGACATCAAAATCGTGGAGAAAAGGTCAGATATATGATGAAAAATCACCACGAACCTATTATTAGCCATGAGGATTTTGAACTGGTAAAAACTGTAGTAGGTCAGAGAAGAAAAGAAAAAAATATAGATGGTTCAGATAACAAATATCAAAAAAGATATGCTCTTTCTGGAAAGGTATATTGCGGAGAATGTGGTTCAAAAGTAAAAAGGTGCATGAGATATGCACAAAGTGGAGACTATGCTACTTGGACCTGCGTTAGGCATATTGAAGATAAGAAAAGCTGCAACATGAAGTATATAAGAGAAGAACATATCAAAGCAGCATATGTTCAAATGATGAATAAGCTTATAGCAGGCAAAAATACTATGCTGAAGCCTTTTGTAGACACTTTGCGAGGTGGCAATAACAAGAATCGGCTAAGGCATATTTTAGAACTTGATGAAAAAATAGAAAAGCTGAATGAACAAGCTCAGGTACTAACAAAGCTATTAAGTAGTGGCTATATAGAGTTAGATGTATTTTACGCAGAAAACAATAATATTTCTTTGGAGCTTGATGAACTTGAAAAGGAAAAAACAAGTCTTTCGTCAATCGTTAGTGGAGATCTAAATCATCTAAATGAAGCTCAAAAACTACTAAGATTTATAAACAAAAGTGATTGTATCAAAGTTTTTATTGATGATACTTTTTCGGAATTTGTTGAGAAGATTACGATAGAAGATAGACTTAAATTCACCTTTCATCTGAAGTGCGGCTTAAATTTAACAGAGGAGGTGATAGTAAAGTGACACACATACCATATGGATACCGAGTAGAGAATGCAAAAGGTGTTATCTATATACCAGAGGCTGATAAGGTGATTGCTCTATATAAAAAATATCTTGAATGTAACTCAATGAGGGCATCAGCAAAAGCTGTAGGAATAGATAAAACACATAGTTCCATTGGAAAGATATTAAGAAATACGGTATATCTTGGAACAGAATTTTATCCAGAATTGATAGATGAAGATCTATTTAATAATGTTCAAGAAGCTAGAAAAAATAATACGATTAAAAGGAACAGAATCAAAGAAATTTGTCCTTCAGAAGCGTTTGTACCTGTTACGGAATTTAAGTGCTGCAGAGCAGAGCTGAAATTTGATGATCCATACAAGCAGGCAGAATATGTATATAGTTTGATTAAGGAGAGATAGAGTTGAATGAGAATGTAATGCTTATTCCCGCTAGGAAAAGACCGGGAAATTCGATAAGTAATCAAAAAGAAAAACCTAAGTTAAAGGTAGTAGCTTATTGTAGAGTTAGTACTGATAGCGAGGAGCAAGCTGGAAGTTATGAAATGCAGGTGAAGCACTACACGGACTATATTTCCAGAAATAGTGATTGGAAATTTGTGGGAATTTATGCGGATGATGGTATATCGGGCACAAATACCAAAAAGCGTGAAGGCTTTAATGAGATGATTAATGACTGCATGGCCGGTAAGGTGGATATGGTTATAACTAAATCCATCAGTAGATTTGCAAGAAATACCATAGACTGCCTGAAGTATGTAAGGCAGCTAAAAGACAGCAACATACCTATCATATTTGAGAAAGAAAATATAAATACTATGGAAGCAAGCGGTGAACTTCTTCTTACCATTATGGCATCACTTGCTCAGCAAGAATCAGCTTCATTATCACAAAATGTTAAGATGGGTCTACAGTTTAGGTATCAAGAGGGAAAAGTACAGATTAACACAAACTGGTTTTTAGGCTATACCAAAGATGCAGATGGCAATCTGATTATCGATGAGGAAGAGGCTAAGGTTGTAAAAAGAATCTATCGTGAGTATCTAGCTGGATCAAGTCTAAGGGATATTGCTACAGGATTACAAAGGGATAAAATAAAAAATGGAGCAGGACATCTTAAGTGGCATGTTTCTAACATAAAAGGAATTCTGGAGAATGAAAAGTACATTGGTGACGCACTACTGCAAAAGACAATTACAACAGATTTTATCAATAAAGTTCGTATAAAAAATGATGGAACAGAGCCACAATATTATGTGAAAGATAACCATGAAGCTATTATTCCAAGAGATATATTCATACAGGTGCAGGAAGAAATGTTAAGGCGTGCCAATATGTTTAGTGGAGAAGGGAAAAAGAAAAAGCGAGTCTATTCAAGTAAATATGCGCTTTCTAGTCTTTGTATTTGCTCGAAGTGCGGTGATATTTACAGGCGAGTCGCTTGGAATAATCGTGGAGAGCGTTTGGTGGTATGGCGTTGCTGCACAAGAGTTGAGCATGGACCAAAAAGCTGTGATGCAGCTACTATACCAGAGGAAGAACTACAAAAAGCAGTTGTAAAAGCCATGAATGAGGTTTTGAAAACTTCTGATGATACTGAAAAAATTCTAATAAAGAATATTGAGAAAGTAGTTGCTGGCAGTAACGATGAAGAAATAGAAGCCATAAATAGAGTAATTGCGGTAAAACAAAAGGAACTCCTTGCACAGGTAAGAGCGAAGAAAGATTATACGGATATCGCTAATGAAGTTGAGACGCTAAAGAGTGAAAAACATAAGATGCTTGTTCAAAAGGCTCTTGATGAAGATGCCAAAAGACGCATCAAGGATATGAAAGAGTTTCTTAGAAGTCAAAGCAAGGATATTAAAGAATATGATGAAGAACTTGTTAGAAAATACATCAAGCAAATAAAAATATATGATGATATGTTTGAAATAACCTTTAAATCTGGAATAGAAATAAATATTGAGAGAATAAGGATTGATTAA